ACCCATGACTGATCCGACGCCGCTGGACGAGGGGAGTCGCCGCCGCACTGGCATCACCGACGGCATGGCGAACGCGATGGTGCGCTACGGCGCTGCGCGGCAGTGCCCGGGGTGTCAGTTCGGCGTCCCGAAGTACCCCGGGCGCTACCCTCGTTTCTGCCCGCGCTGCGGAGACGAACTCCAGATGCCGAAGGAGGAGAAGGCGCGCAAGAAGGTGAAGGAGTCGGCCGAGGTCCCGGTCGTCTGCACCTCGCGTGCTGTTCGCATCCAGAAGATCATCGAGTCCGGTCGCGCCTCGTTCGAGAACTACCTCAACGACGCGGCCTGCTCGCGTGTGGTCAGCGTTCCGTACTCCTCGCTCAAGGAGCACGGCGGCGCGGAGGGCGTGCAGGCGTTCTTCGAGGGCCCGGTGAATGGGCTCTACTACCGCATCGAGGAGCGCGAGGACCCGCTCATCGTGGCGGAGTTCGACAACAAGCACGCGAAGCTCAGGCTGTTCGCCACGCGCGACCCGGCCAGGTACCTGGCGCTGGACCCGCGCGAGGACATCGTGGCCGAGGACTACGAAGCCACCTTCGAGAAGCCGCTGACCGAGGGCATCCTCCAGGACGTGGCCGACAAGGCGCTGGGGTTTCTCAGCGCCCGCCTCGCCAAGCTCTGGAAGGCGTTCGGCACGCTCCGGGCGGTCAAGGCCATCTGGGACGAAGCGCAGCGGGCGTCGGGGATCAAGCTCCCCGTGACGGCCACCCTGCGCATCGCGCAGGGGCTCGACTCGGAGATGGAGACGGCACTTCGCGGGGTCCAGGAGGGGAAGCGCGAGAAGCTCGCCACGCCCCGGCCGTTGACCGAGGCCGTGACGCTTCTCACGGTTCTCAGCTTCGTCATCGCGATCATCGGTGGGATGCCCATGCTCCTCAACGCCATCTCCAAGGCGGCGAGGTGGCTCGGCTTCCCGGCGATCCAGCGCGCGTTCGCGCGTATGTCGCACGTCGCGCACGCCATCGAGCAGGAAGTCATCGACTTCGCGATCCCGGCCGAACTCTCGTACCAGGTCTACCTCGCGATGTGGAAGCGAGGCTGGCGTGTCAGCACCGCGCTGGGGCGCCACGGCTCGAAGCATCTGGAGGGCGACAAGCCGCTCCCGTTCGAGAACTACCTTACGGACGGCGACTTCCAGCGCGTCATTGAGACGGGGATGTGGCGGCTCCTCCTCGCGTTCTTCTTCGTGAACGGCGCCATGCACATCCTCGCGACCCCGTTGGGGCTCCTGTTCGCGGGCGAAGCGGCTGCCACCGGGGTGAAGGGCGTCGAACTCGGTCAGGGGCTCCAGCGAGCGATGGCCTTCGCCAAGGCGCAGGGCCCGAGGATGGCGCGCATGGCGATGGAAGCGGTGAACCCGACCAACGTGCGCATGGTGGAAGTGCGCGGCGAGCACCTGGAGGCGCATCAGGCGGCGGCTCTCCAGTTGTTCGTGACCGAGAGCGACGCGCGCGGCGCGGCCGAGCGTCTCGGGCTGGCGCTCGCGCCTGTCCGCAAGCTCGTGGGCGAGGCGAAGCTCTACGCGCTCGTCCACGAGGGCACCGGCCTCGCGCTCGGGCGCGGCGAGGCCGCGCGGCTGGACGAGTACTTCGCTCAGGATCGCGCGCGGCAGCGCATCGCGGACCAGGGCCACACGCGCGTGGCGGGCGAGTTCCATGAGGACAAGCGCGCTTCGGCCAAGCGCCCGCGCAAGCCGGGCGAGGGCCCCACGCAGATCCGCGGCGGCTTCCGCATCCACGTCGGCGCGAACCAGACCAGGAAGCCGAACAAGGACGCGGAGAAGTCGCTCCAGAACAAGATGAACGCGAAGCGCGGGCTCCGCGCGCGTATCAGCGGCGCCAAGAAGTGGCACCGCTCGCGTGAGGGCAAGCAGCTTCACGCTGCGCTCGGGAACTACAACCGGGAGTCGATGGACGTGAGCGCCGCCCTCCGCGCCAAGATCCTCGACGTGCAGGACCGCATCATCCGCCACAACGCTGGGCAGCAGCGTCAGCCGGCGCGCCGCCTGGGCGAGAACACCGAGCAGATGGCGCAGCAGATCACCACGCGCAGCCCCGGGCCGACGGCGCTCGACAACCCGCAGCCCGACGACCATCTGGAGGCGATCCTGCGCCGCCTGATCGTCACGCAGAACATGGACGTGCTCCAGGACGTGGAGTTCGATGACTCCACCGGCTCGCTGTACCTGTTCTTCGACCCCGTGCTGACGGGCGACGAGGTGCAGGAGGTGCTGTCGGCCGTCAAGCAGGAGCGCGGAGAGATTCAACTCATCGCCAGCCCCGACATGAGCATCCCCGGCGAGTCGGTCGAGAGCGAGTGGTGGGTCCTGTTCCTCCCCGGGCCGAACGAGACGGCCATCCCTGACCCGTCGGTGTATGCTCGGAACCCCGAGGATCACTACACGAAGGTCCAGGCGGTGGTCATGGCCCCGCAGAACGCCCCGGAGGCGGTTGCGCAGGGGATCGACGTGAGTGCGATGCTGAACGCCGCAGGTGGGAGCTAACCTTGAAGAACCTCGAACGCGCCATCCGGGTCTACCGCGCCCTCACCGAGTCTCCTGTGAAGGTGGACTCGGCCTCGCTGCGCTCCTGGGTCCACGTCGAGCGCGCGCTGGCGCACGCTCCGGCCCTCCTCACCGAGATGAAGGCCCTCCCGCGGCCCATCCGTGAGCGTGTCATCGCCTATGTGGGCGAGTTCACGCCGCTCGTGGAGTCGCGGCCGATCTTCCAGATGCCCGACGGCCTCGCAGTGAAGCACTTCATCAAGGAGGTGACCCCGTTCGGCGGCTACGCCGACCACCTCGACAACGGCGGGCTCGTCGCGGCGACCGGCCCGGACATGAAGGCCATCGAGAGCGTCGCCGCGCGCCACGGTGGGGTGCCCTACAAGGGCCCCAAGCTGGCCGACGCCTTCGACTACGTGGACCACACGCTGCCCGAGGCCATGATGAGCAACCCCGGGCTGGAGCCTGCGCTGGTCGAGAAGGCCCTCATCGCGTCCCTGTACGGCTCTGGCAAGGGCGGCAACCTCTCCGAGAGCGCCTCGCACCTGTTCGCCGGCTTCAAGGTCGAGTCTACGATGGACCGCTTCAAGGCCCGGCTGGCGAACTTCGCGCGCCCGAAGCCCGTTCTCGGCGTCTCGCGGCGTCTCGCGGAGGCCGTGCGCCTCTCCGGCCTCGCCACGCCGAAGATGATCGCGCTCCTGGAGGCTGGCGAGCCCCCGGGCGTGTCGCCCGGCAACTCCGGCGTGAGCAACGCGCCGCAGTCCGACCGCGGCGGCGTCGGCAAGGACCAGCCGAACCCGGACGGCGCGGTCGCCAACAGCAAGAGCGGGCAGCAGAAGCAGCAGACGCCGCCCACCGAGCACGTCCCGAGCACCGAGCAGGGCAGCGCGACGAACGCCGTGCGCCTCCCGGACGGCACCGAGGTGCCGATGGACACGCTCCGCGCTGCGTTCGCGAAGATGCTCCACAACATGGCGACGCAGGTGGAGCAGGGCACGGTCGGCGGGCAGCCCTCGCCGCGCGGCGCGGACCAGCAGGACGCGACCGGGACCGAGCCCCCGGCACCGAGCGTCCCGCAGCAGCAGGTCGCGGCGCAGTCCGCGAGCCAGCAGGCGGCCGGCGCGGGCGGTGAGCCCGCCAACGGCCAGCCCGCGCAGGCCAACGGTCAGCCGCCGGCGCCCCCGGAGGGGCAGCAGGCCGCCGCTCCGCCCGCCAACGGCCAGCCCGGCCAGGCGGCGCCGGGTGCGCCGGCGGCTCCGGCTCCCGGCCAGCCCCCCGCGCAGGGCCAGCAGCCCCCCGCGGCCCCCGGCCAGCCCCCCGCGGCCGGCGGGGACATCGAGGGCACGCTCGCGAAGGCCGAGCAGGGCGACGAGGAGGCGCTCAAGCAGGCCCAGGGGATGCAGGGCCAGATGGACGACGCGCAGAAGCAGCGCCTCCAGGCCATCATCGCCAAGAAGGGCGGCGGGAACGGCAACGGCGCCTCCCCGCCGAAGCAGGAGAGCCGCCACGCGACCCTCCGCCGCGCCTACGCGGCGATGGAGTCGGTCCGCGAGCGCGACATCCTGACCGGCATCGAGATGGTGAGGCAGGTCGGGCTGCGCGACCAGCCCTCGAAGCTCGCGGAGGCGGTGCGGGACCGCCTCGCGGCCCTCGCGCTGCATGAGTCGAGCCCGATCCGGGCCGGCGCGCGCCGTCTCATCGAGACGAGCCGCGCCAGCGAGGCGAAGTCGAGCAAGGGCGGGCGCGAGTTCGTCGGCAAGGAGGTGTCCAAGCTGATGACCAAGGGCCCGAGCAGCGGCCCGCAGAAGGGCAAGCCCTTCGGTCAGAAGCAGGCGGTGGCCGCCGCGCTGAACGTGGCCCGGGAGAAGGGCTACAAGGTCGGGGCGAACCCGAACGAGAGCATCTCCGAGGCCGTGGACCAGCACGCGGCGACGGAACTCGAACTCTACATCGAGAACGAGCGGGCCCTGTACAACCAGCGCCAGAGCATCGAGGCCAATCTCCGCAAGAAGATGGCGAAGGGGCAGTACGACTCGCGCCTCGCGCCCAAGCTGTGGATGTACTGGGTCGATGAGGGCGCCCGCCGCTACATGAAGGAGTTCTCGGGCCCCGGCTCGAAGATGCAGGACGTGTTCAACAAGGAGACGCGCGAGGCCGTCGCCAAGTCCTTCGCGAAGGACTTCGAGGATCGCGTGAAGCTGGGCGAGGCGCACAGCCGCGACGCCTACGCCCGCACCGGCCAGGGCGACGGCTTCGTGGTGTGGGAGCAGGCCAGCGTCATCCCGGGCGGCTCGCTGCCCGAGGGTCTCTCCTACGGCGCTGGCGAGGCCAAGCCTGGCACGCAGGTCGCCATCATGGAGTCCGGGACGGAGACGTGCGTGGTGCGGCTCCCCAACGGGGACGTGGTGCGCGCGCCGAAGGTCCACGTCCGCGAGGACGCCGCCACCGGGTACCTGGCGGACCAGCGGGTGGTGACGTGCAGCCTCTCCGGCATGATGGAGGCGCTCGCCAAGGACGGCGTGAAGCAGGCCGTCATCGTCGCCGGCTCGCCCACGAGCGGCCGGGGCTACTTCATCCGCACGAAGCTCGCCCCGTGGGCCCGTCGGATGCAGGAGCGCGTCGGCGTGGCGCCCTTCCCGAGCCTGGAGTCCGCCACCGGGGCCGAGGCGCGTCGCGAGGCGGTCGATGAGATGCGTCTCGCGACCGCGCGCGAGGACCACGCGGCCCTCGCGGCGGTGCGGAACGAGTCGATGTTCGACCAGGTGCTCGTGACCGACCCGCGCTTCCGCCACGTCGCGGAGAGCGGCGGCGTCATGCTCCGCGACGCGCTGCCCTGGAAGCTCTACCAGACCTGCCGCGAGAGCTTCGACCGCTACTTCTCGATCCCGGCGGTGCGGAAGTACTACAACTCGATGGGCGGCGGCAAGGACAAGCTCGCGGAGGCCGCGGTCAAGCGCATGGTCAGCGAGCGCCGCACCCCTGCGTTCGTCCAGATGGGCGGCGTGCTCGTCGTGGACGCCCCGCCGCGCACGAACATCGTCAAGATCGCGGAGGCTGCGCGCGCGTCCGGGCTCCAGGTGACCCTCGTGGAGATGCGCCTGGACCTCGCCACGGTGCTCAACCGCGGCAAGGCGGCCAAGCTCCGCGAGGCGCGGCTCATCAAGAGCTACAACGCCGCGCGGGCCGGGGTGGACGAGGCTCGCAAGAGCCCGCACATCTCCCGCTTCGTGACCTACGCCTGGCGCTCGGCCGGCGGCCCGTTCGAGGGCCGCTTCGTGTGCGAGGGCGGCGACGGCTCCATGCCTGGCAAGAACGACGTGGTGAGCGTCGAGAAGGACAACATCGACGGCGACCTCGGGCCCACGCGCGAGAAGTCGATGGCCGTCACGGTCGAGAGCCGGAAGCGGCACGTCCGCGAGCAACTCGACGTGGGCCAGGCGGCCGAGGCCGAGTCGTGCGCCGGCGGCATGAAGGAGGCCGGCGAGCAGTTGAAGGCTGCTCGCGAGGCGGTGTTCAAGCTCACGGCCGAGACGCTCGTGAAGTGCGCGGCGATGGCGCAGGCCACCGGCGCGAAGCGCACGCAGAAGGAACTCGCGAAGGCCCAGCAGTTGGCCGCGACGTTCTTGGACGACATCCAGAACCTCGCGGCGCAGGTGGACAAGGCCAACGAGGTGATGAAGGGCGAGAACGGCGGCATGGGCGGGGACAACCTCGATGCCATGAAGCAGATGCAGGCCAACGGGGCCGCGACGCCCCCCGCGCCGACGCCTGCCCCCGCGCCCGCCGCGAGCCCGGCGGTTCCTGCCACCCCGGCGCTGGAGTCGGTCGAGACGGCCGACCAGGCCGTGGCGCTGCTCCTCGACACGCCGCTCGCGGAGCGCATCGCGCGCGGCGAGGACTACCGCTCGCTGAACGAGGCCATCTCGGGCTACATGCCGAACCTCGACGTGCGGGCGCGCGTGGAGGCCATCGACCGCATCAAGGCGGTGACGAGCGTGCCGGCCGACGCCTCGCTGCGCGTCGAGTTCAACCCGGTGGACCACCGGCTGCTCGCGGAGGCGGTGCCGTTCGGTTCGCTCGCCGGCGTGCTCGTGCAGCGCACGCGCGGTGGCGCGCGCACGCTCGCTTCGGAGAGCGAGATGCACCACGCCATCACGGCGCTGCGCAAGCATGGGAAGGCGGCGCACCTCATGCTCGCGAACACCCTCGAAGCCGCCATCGGCGGCAGGGGGTCGCTTCGGCGTGACGGCTTGACCGAGTTCCAGGATCGGTCCGACGCCCCCGCCGGTGCCGGGTTCATCTTCCGCGACAAGCGGGGCAGCGCCGGTGCGGACATGGACCGCAAGGGTGCGTTCGCGGAGTTGAAGCGCCGCGACGCTTCCGACAACTGGAAGCTCAACGTCGCGCGCATCTCGGTGGACCAAGCGATGACGTGGGCGGAGGCCACGTACCGGAGGTACGGCGGTGACCTCGCGACGGACCTCCCGAACCTGGACAAGAACTTCGCCTGGCTCAAGTCGCGGATGAAGTACGCGCAGGACATCCCGCGCGAGTACATGCCGGTCATCGAGCCGGAGGACGTGCAGCAGTTCGCGAAGGACTTGGAGGGCGGGCACGTTGACGTGTTCGCGCCGTGGGCGCCGGAGCACGCTCCGAACCTGTTCCCGTGGGAGAAGGCCGGCAATCCGCCGATGTTCGGCAACAAGGAGTGGATCACGCTCGGCGTGAAGGACGGCTCCCCGGAGGACGACGTGGTGCGCGTCCACGGACCGGCTCCGGTGACCGTCCGCACGCTCAAGCCGATCCAGAACCAGATTTGGTTCGACAAGCTCATCCTCTCCACGGCGGCCTTCGGACCCGCGACGCAGAACTCCTTCGCGGCGAAGAAGGGGTTCCTCATCGGCTCGTCCGACGGCTACATCATCGACGGGCACCACCGCTTCGGGCAGATCGCGCTCTACGATCCCGACATCAAGGCCCTCGTCCTGTCGGTGGGCGTCGATGTGGAGACGCTCCTCAAGGTGGCGCGGAGCTACGGTTCGGCGCTCGGGCACAAGGCCAAGGGCTAACCTGACGCATCCCTGTTGTGGTGACTGATCCGACCGGGTAACATCTGACGCATCGGAGAACGGCATGTCGGTCCACGCACAACCTGGCGTCTACAGCGCGCCGGCCATCGCTGCGCGCGTTCTCCAGTTCCACAACAACGGGAGTCAGCCTCCCGTCGTCATCGTGGAGAACCTCTCGCCGTCGGTTGGCGGTGCGTCTGCCGCCATCCGCTTCCAGGAGTCGGACAACGGGGTGGACTGGACCGACATCCCCGACACCTCGGCCACCGTCATGCCGGGCGGCGAGAGCGTGCAGACCGTGGTGAACAGCAGCAGGGCGCGTATCGCCCTCCACGCGGGCGGCAACGTGTCGCTCCTCGTGACCGTCGTTCGCACCATCAAGGGGTCCCCGGTCGATCTTGGGGCCGCGTAGGCAAGGCAAGGAGAGAACATCATGGGTCTGGAAGGCAGCTACAGCTTCGCCGGGATCGGGGCGGCCGAGGCGAAGCCCCGCGAGAACGAGTACCGCAGCGGCGTCCCGTACGCCGGGGTGGGCCTGACGGCCCTCCTGTCGATGCCGGCGCTGCGCACCACCGGCGTCCGCGTCATGAACCAGGGCGCGGCCGACGCGCTCATCGTGCTCGGGCACGGCAACAAGGAGAAGGCCGTCACGGGTGAGCTTCTCACCAAGGCGTTCGTCTCCACCACCGTGTACCGCGGCAAGCTCCAGTTCGGCGCGGTCAAGCCGAAGTCGGTGAGCATCACCGCGGCGGCCGGCGGCTCGACGCCGCTCACCGACCCCGCCGGCGACGGCGTGCTCAAGGACACGGCGAGCGTCTCGCGCGGCACGATCAACTACCGCACGGGCGAGTTCAACATCACGTTCGGCACGGCGGTGACCGAGCCGGTGGTCGCGGCCTACACGCACACCGACTTCTCGCAGTTCGCCAGCCCGACGCAGACCAAGACGCAGGCGGCGGCGGCGGTGCCCTTCGTGATGCAGGCGTCGTTCGGCCGCGTCGTCCCGCGTTCGGTCTCGATGACCGACGGCGTGGTGACGGTCGTGGACGACGGCAAGGGCAACATGATCGAGACGACGGGCGGCGGCGCGGTGCTCCGCGGCACCATCGACTACGCCACCGGCGTGGTCACGCTCACGTCCATCTCGGTCCCGCTCGTCGGCACCGTGACCATGACCTTCACGTTCAACCCGTTCGGCGCGCTGCTCGTCAAGGGCGGCGGCCACCACGGCGTGAACATCCTGTCGGACGGCATCCCGGAGCTTGGCTCCGAGGCGTGGGCCGACGGGATCAAGGGCGAGAGCAAGGTCGCCATCATGGGCGTCTCGCGCGGCGCGGGCAGCACCGACATCGTGGCCTGGGTCTCCCACCACCTGGAGGAGTCGTACCGCGTGCAGGAGGAGTACGCCGGCTTCCCGCCCGGCGGCGCCTCGAACGACCCGCGCGTGAGCGGCAGCTAGTCGCAGCCGCTTCCTCGAACATCGCGTAGGGAAGGAGAAGCCAAGTGAGCATCGTCCAGTCGGGAGCGCAGCACCGCCTCCGGTTCAATCACCGCGGCGGCGCCGACGGTGCTCGCCAGCTTCTCGGTGTCATCATCGAGCAGCGCATCCCGGGCGACTCGTGGGTGAAGTTCACCTTCGACCAGCCCTCGGAGCTTCCGCAGTCCGACGCCATCATCCGGTCCCCGCTGCTCGGGCCGGCGTCGAACTCCCCGGTCAAGTTCGTCGTGGAGGCCGCGCCCCGGCCCACCGTCACCTCGGTGGCCGGGAGCGTGCCCTTCCGCAACCGGCAGCGCGTGCTGTCGGTCGGCGGCGCGATCCCGAACGGCGTGATGATGGTGTCGCAGGTCGAGCCGGCCTGGGCGGCGCAGGCGCTCACCCCGGTCATCCCGGCCGGCGGGCTGGTCCTCAAGGGCCGGCACACGGGCATGATCGCCACCTGGCCGCGCGACCCGGCCAGCGGGCCAGCCTTCACGGGCGTGCCGGGCTCCGGGCACGTCCCGGTCGGCCAGCTTCTCCGCGTGCGCTGGCTCGGGACCGCCCTCGCCGGCGTGACGCTCGCCACGGCCACCGGCGGCGAGTCCGCCTACAGCGGCCAGTTCGCTGGCGGCACCACCCGGCTCAACCTCGCGCCCGGGTCCATCGTCATCAACGCGCTCGTGGGCGGCGTCGCCATCGTCGTGCGCGACACGGGCGACGGGCGCCTCGTGGGTCAGCAGGCCGTCGCGCCCTTCGCGCGCGCCGACGGCGAGGTGGACTACGTGGCCGGCACGTTCTCGCTGCGGTTCAGCGCGAACCCCACCGCGGGTGCCATCACCACCGACTTCGAGCACGCGACCTCCTACCTCCCGGTGGACATCGACTTGTCCTGGGACAGCGAGGCGCAGTAGGCGCTCATGGCGAAGCCGATCCCGCTGCCGCGCTACGAGGAGCTACCCGAGGTGGTCCTGTTTCACAGGTCCCACCCGGCGAGCCCGCGCTTGCTCCTCCAGGTGCCGACGGGGCCGGACACGTCCGAGACGTACCTCATCGACATGGCGCAGCCCCCCGCGCCCGTGGGCGAGTACGACCCGCGCACCGACCACAAGGGCTGGGTCGAGCGCCTGCCTGGTGGGCGTGCGCTGATGGACAAGCTGGCGTGTGATATGCACGTCGCCTATTACCACTCGCGCAACGGCACGTCGATGGTCCTGGAGGACCCCGACCAGATCCCGTGGGTTCGCCAGATCATGGCGATGGCGCGGATCGGGTCGCCGGATGTGGGCGGGGTGGACGCCTACTTCAACCGTCGAAGCCGCCAGGTCGCGATGATGCAGCCCTCGCCGCTCCGGCGCTCGCTCGCGACGCCTCGCTTCGGAGGTGCCTCGTGGTGATGGCGACGCAGCACCTCCAGGAGTACACGGTGGACGGCATCCCTTACGGGGTGCGCACCCTGCTCACGGAGAAGGCCGGCCCCACGCAGGTCGAGCCGCTCAAGCTCGCGGAGAAAGCGACCCGCGGCAAGGGCTTCATCCAGGAGCTTGCCGACGGTCGCTTCCGCGTCCGCGCGAAGGCGCAGCACTGCGGCGTCAAGAACCGGAACAACCGCGTCTACCCGCCGCGCGTGTGGGAGCAACACCTCGTCCCGGGCACGCCGTTCCAGCAGCGCATCGGTGGTCGCGGCGCCATCGGTCACCTGGAGCACCCGGGCGACGGTAAGTGCCTCGGGCTCGGTACTCCGGTGCTTATGGCGGACGGTCGCGTGCTCCCGGTCGAGAGGATCGTGGAGGGCGACCGGCTCATGGGGCCGGACGGCAAACCGCGCACGGTCTTGTCCACGACGCAGGGCCGCGGGCCGCTCTATCGCATCGACCCGTGCAAGGGCGATTCGTGGGTGTGCAACGACGTTCACATCCTCACGCTCCAGCACACGAGCAACAGCGAAGTCATCGACATCGGCCTGGACCAGTGGCAGCAGAAGGGTGCCTACTTCCGCTCGCGCTATAAGCAGTTCAGCGTCGGCGTCGAGAAGTTCGAGAATCAGCCGCCTGCGCTCACCATCGACCCGTACTTCCTGGGCGTTTGGTTCGGTGACGGGCACAAGAGCGTTCGTACGCACGCTGACGGATCGGTCGCGCTCGTGGACGTTCGTGTCACGGCGATGGACAAGGAGATTCGCGAGGCGTGCCGTGCGGTGGCCGAGGCGTGGGAGCTTCGGTTCGTGGAGCGCACCTCGACGAACAACTGCCCGTCGTTCGGCATCGCGAATGCGCGTGGGCAGATCAACCGTTTGCTCGTCGCCATGCGCGATGCGGTCGGGCCGCGTGTCACCGTTCCCGAGGCGATCCTGCGCGGCGACGCGGCGACCCGTCTCGCCTTCCTCGCGGGGTACCTCGACACTGACGGCGAGTTCGGTGGCTCGGATGGCGCAGGCTCGTGCTTCTACATCTCGCAGAAGCGCGAGGATTGGGCGCGAGCCGTTTGGTGGATCGCTCGTTCGCTCGGGTTCGGCGCCACCATCCGCCCGGTCAGGAAGATGTGCCAGACCGGCGCCGAAGGCGAGTACCACCTCGTCACGATCTACGGCGACGTGTCGCGCATCCCGACGCGCATCGAGCGCAAGCAGGCCGAGGAGCGCGAGCGCCGCGTCTCTGCCACCCGCACCGGCTTTGTCGTCACGCCGCTTGGTGCGGGCGACTACTACGGTTTCATGCTCGATGGAGACGGCCGGTTCCTACTTGGGGACTTCACCGTCACGCACAACAGCCAGATGCCGCTCGGCGCCATCGTCGTCACCGAGGCCAGCCCGCCGGACGAGAACGGCGAGGTGTGGATCACTTTCGAGACGATGAGCACGCCCCCCGGCCGCGTGGTCGAGGCGTACATCCGCGACCGCGTGCGCTTCGGCCTCTCGTCCCGCGGCAACGGCTCGGTGCAGAGCCGCAACGGTGTGGACGAGGTGCAGGACGACTTCGATCCCATCACCTGGGATTGCGTCATCGATGAGAGCACCCCGGGCGCCGAGGTGCCGGCCGACGAGAACCTGCGCGAGTCTATCCGCAAGGCGTGGGCGGAACTCGCCGGCTACGTGAAGTCGCTCAACGAGCGCGCGCACGGCGACGCTGGCAAGGTGCGGCTGCTCGCGGAGGCCGACGCGCGCAAGGCCGCCTCGCTCATCGACTGCCCCGGCGGCGTCTGCAAGTGCAAGCTTACGGAGTCGGAGCTTCCGCCCAGCGGGTACAGCAAGTACCTGCTCGCGTTCGAGGACGGCTCGGCGCACTACCGCGCCTACCAGGGCACGACGGGCCAATGGGAGGTGTGGATGCATCCCCACAACCTCGCCCCCGAGCGCCTGGCCTCGAAGATCCCCACCCTCGACTCCTGCCAGCAGGTGGCGGAGAACCACTACAAGCTCGTGCTCGCCGGCGGTGCGATGAGCGCCCAGCAGCACGCGGCGCAGAGCAACGCCATCGGTCGTGAGGCCGCGAGCCTCGCGCCGAACGCCGTCGTGGCCCCGAACATCGGAGGCATGGCCGGCATGATGGGGCGCTACTCGCAGCCCGTCGGTCCGGGCCCCGTCACCGGCGGTCGCACGCCGCGGATCGTGCTCTCGTTCGAGAGCGTCAGGCCGCAGTGGCAGAAGGTGCTGGCGAAGCTCCAGGAGACGTGGAAGGATGTCGTGACGCTGCCCTACAGCGGGACCGTCATGCGCGTGACCACCAAGCCTGACACCTCCGCGTTGCCGGCCCTTCGCCGCGCCGGTATGGTGGCGAAGCCCATCGCGGAGGGCGTCGCTGAGGTGTACAGTTCGTTCGAGAGCGGCAAGCAGGCGGTGGCGCACGTCCGCCGGGTGCTGGCCGGAAGCGGCATCACGGCGCGCGTCGAGGCGGTCAGCAAGATCCGCCACGGCCGCCCCATCGCGGAGAGGAACATCATGGGCATCAAGCGGATGGTGCGCGAGGCGGGCAACGACAGCAGCCAGGCCGGCGACATGGCCGGCGGCGACACGGTGCCCGAGCCCACCGGCGAGATGCCGGACGGCATGACCGACGAGTTCGAGGGCGAAGATCCGATGGACCTCGACCTCGACCTCGACGTGAACGAGGAGATGGAGGGCGGCGGCAAGGAGTCGGACGACACCGATATGCCCGCCGACGGCGACGGCCCCGACCTGGAGGCCGGCATCGACATGGGCGAGGCGGACTTGGAGGCTGGCATCGACATGGACGGCCAGGACCCCGGCGACGCCGACATGGCCGAGCAGGACGACGACTCCATCGACTACGACATGGGCGGCGACGACGACATGGGCTTCGAGGAGCCCGAGGACATGGGCGAGCAGGACGACGAGCCCGGCATGGACAGCATGGACATGATGGGCGCCGACGAGATGCCCGAGGAGGGGTGCGGCATGGCGGCGATGGAGTCGTTCCGGCGTCAGTTCAACAAGCTCATGGAGGCCCCCCAGAACCGCGCCGCCATGAAGGCGATGTTCGGCAAGGCGTTCGCCCGTTCCGGGTCGCAGGCGGCCAAGGCGCGCGGCACGAAGGGCGGCGCGAAGTACTACCAGAAGTTCCGTGCGAACTACGCCAAGAAGCACGGGCTCAACGTCAAGGCCGCGAGCACCCCGGGCCAGCAGGCGTCGCGCGTGAAGAAGGGGTCGAAGAAGGAGAGCGTCATGCCCCGCGCCTACTACCTCACGTTCACCCGCCGCCTCAACGAGCGCGGTGGGCCCGTCGCCGGCGCCGTGCGCGTCTGGTTCGACAAGGGCGACCGCCCGCTGTCGTACGAGTTCTACAACCGCGACGGCATCCTGGAGGCGGTGACCGACAAGCGCCTGCGCGTCACGCACAGCGCGCTGGCCGAGGGCAAGAAGCTCCGCCCCATCACGAAGGGCGAGGTGTGGGAGGGCGAGGACGGCGCCCGCTTCCGCCCCAGCCGCATCGTCAAGCTGGCGGAGGAGGATCTTCCCGCCCGCCACGGCGGCGACACCGGCGTGGTCGTGAAGGGCGACGAGTACATGGGCAAGGAGGGCCCGGACTACTCCACCATCGACGGCATGAACGACCCGGGCGAGCGCGGTGAGGAGGGCGACGGCGGGTCCGAGGGCGACTACGACCAGGCGACCTCGGCCGGCGACGGCGAGGTGGTCAAGACCGGCACCTGGCCGACGAGCGGCTCGCCCATCGCGATGCCTTCGGAGGGCCGTCGGATCAGTCACCGCTCCGCCGTCACCGAGCAGGAGGACGGTGAGGACGACGAGAAGGAGAAGGACGACGAGAAGGACGAGTCCATCGCCGCCCACCTCCGCGAGAAGATCGCCTTCCTGGAGGGCGAGGTGAACCGCTACGAGACGCTCTGCCAGGAGCAGCACGAGACCATCGAGGCCCTGCGCGAGAGCGCGCACCTGGCCGAGATGGAGCGCGCCCGGGCCGAGGCGTTCGAGCGCCACCCCGAGCTTCGCAAGGTCGAGAGCCGGCTCCTGCGCTGCGAGTCGGTCGAGGCGCTGAACGAGGAGGTGGCCGGCCTGCTCTCGCTGGTCGAGCGCCGCCAGCCCGCCACGCCCTCGGCGCCCCCGCTGGTCGAGCGGGTCGGCAGCAACGACGCGCACAGCGGCGCCCCGCGTGACGGGGTGCCGGTCGGGTCCCTGATGGAGTCGTCGTCCCCGTTCTCGGATCGGCTGGGCACGGGGGCGCGGCTGGGGAACGGTGACGTGGCGAGCCGCGTGGCCGCCCATCGCAAGCGTCGTCGGGGCCAGTAGGGCCCCGGGCGCGCGCGGCAAACACAAGAGACAAGGCAAGGAGAACTGAACATGCTCGCCACGAGGGAACAGGCCAGCCAGGCCAACGTGATCGCTGAGGGGATCGTCCGCAAGCACGAGGATCGCGTGCGGCGGTTCCAGAACTTCACGATGCCGGCCCTGGGCATCGACAAGCCCATCAACCCCCTGGAGATCCTGGAGGGGTCGGACGGGAAGCTCGATCCGATGCGCGCCACGAAGGCCGCCATCCTGTTCGAGAACTTCGTCAACAAGACGGCGGAGATGTTCGGGAAGGGGCTCCTGGACGAGACCTCCCGCGCGTCGCTGCCGGCGTGGGTCAAGAACGGCCTCGCGCTCATCGCCGCCGCGCAGGCGGACGACATCGTGGATCGGGTCATCTCGGTCCAGCCGATGTCGGGCCGGCTCGGCCGCATCCACTACCTGGACGTGGTGACCGAGCGTGCGAAGGGCGACCTGCCCGACCGCGCCCTGATGTTCGACGCCCTCAACGGGTTCCGGGGCACCGAGAACCTGTCGAGCGAGAAGGTCAACGACGAGGTGCTCGGCGCCGCGGGCGGCACCGACTACGCCGTGTCGGCCAACTACGCGCCCGTCATCCCCGGCTCGCTGGAGGTGACGGACGGCACGCAGGTGGTCCGCGACAACGGCAACGGCCTCCTGGTCGGTGACGTGGGCGCCCCCGGCGGCGGCATCACGAACACCATCGACTACATCTCGGGCGCGATCAGCCTGCGCTTCGCGGGCGCGACCGCGGCCCAGGTGAAGGCGAAGTACGTCTACAACATCGAGGCCGCGCTCAAGCTGCCCGAGTACGGCATCCACCTGCGGGCCGAGCAGGTCGAGGCGCGTCCGCGCGCGCTCGGCGCCTCGTGGTCGCAGCAGGCCGTCATGGACTTCATGAACGACTTCGGGATCGACGCCGAGCCGACGATCATCGAGGCCGGCGCGCGCCTCATCGCCCAGGAGGTGTTCAAGCACGTCGTCAACGAGCTTCGCAAGGCGGCCACCGGCGGCGCGGTCGTGTTCGACAACACGGCGCCCACCGGGGTCAGCTACCGCGACCACCTCAAGACGCTGCACCTGTTCGTCACCCGTCTCCAGGACCTCGTGTACGAGGCCACGCAGACGACCCGGCCGAACGTCATGGTGCTCCACCCGAGCATCGCGTTCGCCATCGCCTTCCAGGACGGGTGGCAGGGCCAGCGGTACGCGAACGACGGCATCGCCGGCCCGCGCTTCCTCGGCCGCCTGACGGACCACGACATCGACGTGTTCATCGACCCGACCTACCCGCGCGACCAGGCGCTCCTGACCTACCGCGGGCCGGAGTTCGTGAGCACGGCGGCCATCAAGGGCGACTACGTGCCGCTCTACAAGGCGCCGGTCCACACCCGGGCGTTCCGCAAGGACTTCGCCCTGCTCTCGGAGTACGCGATCAAGGTCATCGACTCGGACATGATCGCCACCCTCCAGTTGGTCAACCTCTAGGGCTGACCGACTCTTGGCGCCGTAGGGCACTTCGCTCGACGGCATGAACACTCAACGGGGCGAGGGGAACACCACCCTCGCCCCGCTTGGCGTACGGCGAACTGAGATGGCGACCTTGACGGTCGCTTCTGCTACACTGCGCTGTGCCTGAAAAGGAGGCACTCTCATGGCGAAGGACACCACGGCGCCCACGATGGCGGCCACCCCGACCAAGACCCCGAAGCCCGAGCCCACGGTCAGCGGCGACGACCCGAAGCTCTACGAGTACACCAACCGGATGGAGGGCGGGAAGATCATCTCCGACGCCCCCGACGATGTGGTCATCAACATCGGCACGGGTCCGGTCATGATCGCCGCGCCGCACGCGGTGAACGACCCGCAGCGCATCGAGGTGGGGGATCGCCGGCGCGGCGCCTACTACCTCTCGGTGCTCGGTCGCCTGCCCGGCATGATGCCGCTCAAGCAGGTGGACGTGAACCGCCTGGAGGCGGTCAACAAGATCCGCGACATCCGCATCGGCAAGCGCGAGGAGGACTGGATCATCGCCGCGCGCAAGAAGTCGGCGGAGCAGGGTGGGAAGCAGCCGCTCCCCTACAACCCGCTGGCGCCCGAGTCGCCGCTCACGCGCGCCGCGAGGGGCATCTAGTCCATGCCCCGCGGCATGAACCGGACCACCATCCTGTCGCACGGCGGGATGCACGACGCCAAGGGCGTGAGCGGGACGCACCTCAAGGGGAGCGTCCCGGCGCCGGCGGTGCTCGACGCGATCCCCCCGGCCATCGGCACGGTGGGCAACGTGCCGGAGACGGCGCGACCGGGGCAGGGGCCCGTCACTCGCTCCCAGGTACCTGGGGAGCCGGTGAACACCGACAAGCGGCGGCGCTGGTTCGATGACGAGGGCAACCCCGACTTCCCGCCCCGTGGCGGGCCCTCGACGCAGCGGCCCGGCCCGGAGACGACCACGGCCGAGGCCGAGCCGCAGGAGCAGCCCGCGGAGGCCCCTGGCGGGGCCGCTGGTGCGTCGCTCCTCCCGCCCCCGAGCCCGGAGCCCGAGGCGCGGGATGAGGTGAGCCAGTCCGAGACCGACACCCCGGTGACCGGGACCTCGCGCCTGGACCTCAGCAAGCGGAAGCTCCAGCGCGCGACGGTGGAGCAGCTTCGCTCCTGGTGCATCGAGGCGGGGATCATCCCCGAGGAGTACGTGGACGACGACGCGGAGGTGACCGGCGCGCTCATGCGCCAGTTGCTCGCGGAGAAGTTCGACATCGCTCTGTAGTAGGAGGCTGGCATGGCGGACGACGCGAGCAACACCTCGAACGCCGTGCCCATCCAGAAGGCCGGCGCCCTCGGACACACGCGGTCCGAGTGGCGCCGGCGCGTTCTCCGCGACCTCGGCGGCAACGGGGTGGACCCCGAGTTGAGCGAGGAGCAGATCGACGGCGCGCTCCAGGCGGCCCTCGAACTCTGGAACCGCCACCGGCCGTGCCGGCAGTGGTTCCCCTTCGACATCCCCTCCGGGCAAACCATCGTCATCTCGTTCTTCGCGGACGAGGCGCACACGAAGCCCGCGAGCGACGAGTACATCCGGCGCATCATCCGCGTCGAGTTCTCCCCCGCCCCCAACTCGGCCACGATCCTCGGGCCCATCGCGCTGCTCGGCGGCTACTACTTCCGTTGGGGCATGGAGGGGCCGCGCTTGTTCTTCGAGATGCAGGTTGCGGAGCGCACGTACGAGCGCCTCACGGGGAGCCGCGCGGACTGGTACTGGAACCCGTCCGACCGGAAGCTCTACATCAGCACGCCGGGCAGGGCCCAGCGCATCATGGCGCTCGCGACCCGCGAGATGAAGCTGGAGGAGGTGCCATACGACCAGGTGAGCCTGTTCACGCAGGCCGCTGTGGCGAAGGCGAAGTACTACCTCGCGCGCACGCTCGGCTCGAAGGGTCCCATCAAGACCGGGGGCGGTGAGATTCAGACCGACGCCAACGAGCTTCGCCAGGAGTCGAAGGAGGAGTGGGAGAAGGTCGAGAACGAACTCAAGGTGTCGCAGATGTCCTACCCGCCGCCGGGGTGGATCGGGTAGCGCGTGGGCGAGCCGCGGAAGGTCATCCGGGACTACCGCTTCGAGCCCGAGAAGGCGCTCGAAACGCGCAAGGCCGTCATCGCTGCGCAGCAGAAGCGCCACGGTGACGACCCCCGCGTGATCGTGGACGGCGGGCGGCGCGTGATCCCGCCCTACTACCCGCGCGAGCCGATCAACGCCGGCGACGAGATGAGCCCGAGCGGCACGAAGGTCGAGATGTCGGAGCTTGCCGACGACGTGCTCGCGGCGATCAGCGCGGGCGGCGGCGGCAGCGCGGTGGAGGTGCGCGAGGCCGACGGCACCCCGAGCGTCAACCCGACGAGCACCATCATCGTCCCGAACGACACGCTCACCCCGGGCGGGCCTGGCGAGGCCATCCTCGACTTCAACGCTTTCGAGCTTCGCGAAGCCGTGCTTGGGCCCTTCACGGCGCTGGTCGCAGTCGGGACCGCGATCAACGTCCAGACCGGCGTGTACGCCGGTGTCGGTTCGCCTGTTCCCGTCGGCGGCGACACGAACGTGACCCTCCCGGCGAGCGGCGCGGCGTTCAAGGACGACGGTAGGATCGAAGTCCACCTCAACGGGCAGGAACTCACGAAGGGTGATGGCAGCGGGAACGGCGAGGCGGAGTGGGTCTCCTCGACGCAGATCAAGCTGAACATCAAGATCAAGAACAAGGACCAGCTACTCGTTCGGGCACCGTTCCCGACGATGTAGCGTAGGAGAGGGCGATGCCGAAGCTCGACCAGGAAACGCAACTCCGCAACTCGGACCTCTACGACGACACCGTAGCGCCGGGCGCGGGGCTGGAGACGCCCGCGGCGGCGGATCAGCACATCCAGTTCGACCTCAACGCGCTGCGTTCGCAGCTTCGGCGGATCATCGACCCGCAGGGCCTCGCGGGCACGGCCGACTGGTTCGTGTCCATCGCGACCGCGTTGGACAACTTCGGACTGCGCCAGATCCACGACAAGAAGTTCGCCTTCATCTTCCCGTGGAGTGCGAACAACGCCTTCACGCTCGGCGGCGCGGTCAACGTGCGCGCGATCAGCAGCGCGATGCTCTCCGGCGGCGCCGGCATCGTCGCGGTCGGCGCGTCGAGCACGCAAAACAATGCCTACATCGCGGCGAACGCGGCCGGCTTCACGGTCGCCGGCACCCCGGTCGCGAGCCTCGCGACGGCCGCCTCGGGCTCCGGCCGCGTGCTCAACGCGGTGGACATCTTCCTCGACGGGACCAACGACCCGCCCATTGACGGCGGCGCGAAGGTGTTCGGTCTCCTTCAGGTGCTCAACGGCACGGCCGACGGCACCGCGGTCGCCGGCGCTGGCTCGGAGAACCTTCAGGTCAGTTTCGTGAAGGTGGATCCGGTGACGGACGCTGTCGTGGCCGTCACGCTCCCGGCGGCAACCTACCAGTTCCAGCTTCCGTGCCAGCAGAGCTTCTACGGGCTGGACCGCGGCGCGCTCCTCGGCGGTGGGCAGCTTCCCGACATCATCGACCCGGGCAGCACGATCCCGCGGCCCCCGTTCCGCCACTTCGACGTGACCAACCAGGCGGCGGCTGGCGAGACGTTCAACATCCAGACGGGCGTGTTCTCGGGCACCGGCACGAGCACGCTGTTCGCGCAGTACAGCACGCCTGTCCTCCCGGCGACCGCGAACGACTTCCGCGACGACCAGCGCGTGAAGGTCTGGCGCAACGGCGTACTCCAGTCTAAGGGGACTGGCAAGGACATCACCTGGGTCAGCACGACGCAGATCGCCTTCTCCAACAAGGTGAAGAACAACGACGTGATCGTGGTCGAGAGCCCGGCCAGCTTCTAGCGAGGTCGCCATGGCGACATCAACCATAGACGGCGACCAGATCCGTGGCGGCACGGCAGTCGGGGACGTGCCCAAGCTCGTGGACGCGGGCGGGGGCACTCCCGGATTGCCGGCCGTCAGCGGCGCGCTGCTCACCGGCGTAGTCGCCACGGCGCAGTTGCTCGTCGTCCTGACGCCGAACCTCATCCGAGACGGCCTGGCGCAGCCGCCGGCCATCGCGGGAACCGTCGCGGTCACCAACGGGTCCGCGACGGTCACGGGCACCGGCACGGCGTTCCTGACGGCTCTGCACGTCGGGGCGATCATTCGCTTCGCGAGCCAGAACGGCACGAGCTACACCGTTTCGGCCATCGCCTCGAATACGTCGCTTACGCTCACGGCCAACTACACGGGCACGACGAGCGGAAGCACGACGCTCCAGGCCCCGTGCGAGAGCGACGCCTACATCGTCGGTGCCTCTCCGGCGGGCTGGTGGTCCGCGTTCAACCAGGGCGACCTCGTGGTATACACCGGGGCCACCCCGCCTCCGGGTCTGACGGCTGGCGCGTGGACGAAGCTCGCGAGCGGTTCCGGCGGCAATCCGGCGAACGGAACGAAGGCGATCATCACCGGGCTTCAGCAGGGGACCGCGGCCGGCTCGTTCACGGGCCACGGCAACAAGGTCGCGACTTACACCACGGGCTCGGGCTGGGCTTTCAATCCGCCCACCGCCGGTCTCTCGACGCTCGTGACCGGAGTGGGCGATCCGCTGGAGACCGCCACGGCCATCTACAAGGGCTCCGGTTCGTGGGCGGTCCAGGGTCGCCCGCGCTTTTACACGGCGACCGGGACCGTCACGACCGTCAGTACGACGGCGGTAGTCGCGACAGGCATGATCGTCACCCCGAGCCTTGGCACCTACGAGGTCTCGTTTCAGGGCTCGGGCGGTAACAGCGGCTCCGGCACGAACACCATGTCCATCTACACCGGGACAGGGGGTAACGCGAACGGCACGCAGGCCCCGGAGTCGCCGCGTGCCACAGCGGACGGCAACAACAGCCGCATCGGCTTCGCAAGCAGCGCCCTTGTGACGACCACCGGCTGCCAAGCCATCACAGGTCAGTGGAGGGTGAGTGCTTCCACCGGAACCATGCTCCAGCGTACACTACGCATCCGCCGCCTCTCTTGAGGGGCGCCCCAACTAGGAGCAGGAGGAGAACCCCATGCCTTCGATCAGCCCCGGCCGTTACCAGTACGTCATCGCCCAGGCGATCCCGGGCGGTCAGTGGAACCCCGAGGAGAACCCCGGGCAGTCGGACCATCTCGTGGACCTCATCAAGACCACCATCCCGGACGCGGCCGAGCCCTCGCCGGCCAACCCGCTGCTCGACCTGGGGCTGGTGGGCGACGACATCCACCTGTTCGTCCAGTTCGACCACGACCTGAGCGCGCAGGACGAGGCGACGCTGGACGACCTGGTGGCGCGCTCGGCCGAGTACTTCGTGGTCAAGAACGGGACCGACGTGCTGGAGAACGGCGCCGACTTCGAGCAGGCGGCGAACAACGTGGACAGCGCCACGCTCACGATCCAGTACAAGAAGGGCGACGGCACCGACGACGCCGGGCACGCCGAGGTCGTCCATATCAAGCCGCAGGGCATCTGCCCGGTGAACGCCGCGCAGGTCACCCTCGACGGGAACGGCCAGGCGAGCTTCGTCGTCGGCGCGAGCAGCCTCCGGGGTGAGGTCGCCATCGCCCTGCGCTCCGGCACGATGCCCGAGCGCACCTTCAAGGCCGTGTGGGTCTAGGCCCTAACAAGGAACAAGGAGAACAAGAACATGGCCGACTTCACCATCACCCTGGAGCGCACGGCGGGCCCCGTCCCGAAGGACGGGCTCCGCATCACGGCGGACGGCTACAGCAAGGAGAAGCTGGTCGTCCAGCGGAAGCCGGGCAGCGGGCTCGGCAACGGCAAGCTCGTCATCGAGACGAGCGCGCCGCTCAAGGTCACCCCCGTCGAGGCGACGCTCGATCCCCAGGGGCGGGCCATCGTCACGGTCGGCCCCAGCGAGGTCGGCGTGAAGGGGGACGCGACCCTCACCATCCGTGCCGGGTCCAACCAGCGCGACACGGTGGCGGTCCGCTTCCTGTAGTGGGGCGGCGCTCGCGCCCGGAGGGTGACTTCGGGCGCGAGCATCCGTTGCCTACGTCGGATCAGTCGCGTAAGCTGGACCCCGGCGAGACGTGGGCACGCGCTCACGGCGCTAGGTTGAGGCATGAGCGACGACGCCGCCATCAGGTCGTACGACCGTGGGCTGTGGCCCACGCGCTACACGGCGCATGAGCGGGTGTCGCTGCGCGTGCAGAGCGCCAACGACCGGCGCAACGTCCCGCTCAAGTGGTACTGGCGCTACCTCACCGACCAGGACGAGGGTGGGGCGGCGCCCGACGACACGTACTACGAGAACCCGGCCATCTACCGCAAGTTCGACGGCCCGCACGGGGTCCACCTGCTCGTGGACGACACCGTGAAGCAGAAGGGGGCCAAGCGCGGCACCGTCGAGGTGGGCACCGAGGGCGAGGTGCGCATCAACATCAGCCGCGCCGAGTGCGCGCGGCTCGGCGCCGTGTTCGGTGTGAAGGACGACCGCGAGGCCACGCTCGCGACCGAGGAGACGCACGGCCACGAGGAGGGACCGTTCAAGGCGAGCCAGCCCTTGTTCATCCCCAGGGCGGGCGACGTGTTCCTGTTCCGCAGGAAGCACCACCGCATCGCGCAGATGGAGCCGGACTACGAGATGTCCCTGAGCCCGCAGGGCACGGTGATGGCGTGGAAGGGGACCGCGACCATGCTGCGCATGGACGCGACCTTCCCCGAGGTGCTTCGCTCGCAACTCGTCCCGCCCACCAGCGACCCGGTGGTGCCCCGGGCGGGGAGGGATGTCTCGTGGCCCGGGTGAAGCTGACCACGCGCGAGGGGCGCGAACTCGTCAAGCGGACCGGGCCGGACGGCAAGGAACTCATCGAGTCCTTCCACATCCGCCTCTACCGTCGGCTGGAGGAGATGACGGCGGTTCAGCTTCGCGTGATCGCGGAGGAGAGCCGCGAGATGGTCCTCGACCGGCTTTACGCGGCGAAGCCGCAGGCGCCTGGAGCCGCGACCGTGGCTCGCCCTGAGCGCGAGCGGCGGCCGGACATCCCGACGGCGGACCGGAAGCCCTTCCGGCACGCCCCGCTGGCTCCGAGCACCGTCGAGCGGAAGGCCGCCGCGGACCAGGACGGCCGCAAGCTCATCGCTTCGGGCGAGTACACCTACGGCATCGAGGTGTTCAAGGGCACGGAGAACGGCGTGACCTACTACACGGTCCGCCCGAAGCCTGGAAAGCACCCCGACGCTGGCGTCACGCACCGCGTGCTCGCCGCGTTCCATGAGTTCGGCACCTCGAAGATGCCGAAGCGGCCCCATTGGGGCCCCGTGCTCGCGGTCGTGAAGGACATCGTGAAGAAGCGTCGCAAGAAGATCCGCGCGGATGCGCTGCGCAAGGCGCTGAGGAAGGGGGCGTAGGTGTACTTCCCCGTCCTCGACCCCATCCGCGAGTTCTTCGCCCAGGCGCAGTGGGGCGGCGAGCCGGTGATGACCGTGTTCGCCTCCCCGGACCGCGCGCACACGCAGGCGCGGCGCGTGGTGGCGGCCAAGACCGGCCTCACGGGGCAGCAGGTGGAGGACCAGCCCACGCCGGCGCCGTTCATGTCCATCTGGCGCTCGCATCCGGTGTTCGAGCCCCAGCGCGACAGCCGCGCGGTGGTGCGCGGCATCAACCGGAACCTCAAGACGGGGACCGCGCTCGCGATGCGCTTCCCGCAGCCGCAGGCGTGCGACATCCAGGTGGACCTGTGGTGCGGGGAGGGCGGGAACAAGATCGCGGAGGTGGTCGCCGCGCAGATCGACATGCAGTTCCCGGCGGAGAGCGTCTACCTCCCCATCGACTGGACGCTCGACAAGTGGTACAAGCCCCCCTTCGACGTGTTCGAGCACGCGAAGGTGTACGGGCGCACGCGCGGTCGGCTCCTGCGTTCGCAGGGGTGGACCGACAACACGAACCTGGAGTACGCCGCAGGGAACAAGGAAGTGCGCCTCTCCTGGCAGGGGCGCTACGAGTTCTACCTGCCTTACAAGCCCGAGGAAGGTCGCATCGTTCGCGACATCTTCATCGACATCTTCGATCAGGACAGCAACGAGTTGCTGGAGACGCTCAACGTGAGCGCGGAGGACTAAAGCGATGGTCGCACCGCAGATCAACATTCGCGTCACGGACCTGACGCTCTACGCTCCGCGCACCACGAACGCGGTCATGGGCTGCGTCGGGCCCGCGACGAAGGGCCCGGTCAACCGGCTGACCGACTTCACCGACGAGGGCAACTTCGCCGGCACGCACGGCAAGCCGCTCGACCGCCTCTACGCCCAGCGGGCGTTCAACAGGTACCTGGCGCGCGGCGACCAGGGCAAGTTCGTCCGCATCGCCGGGCCGAACCTGGCGACGGCGACCCTCACGCTCTACGCCGCGGACGGCATCACGCCGATCCTCCTCGTGTCGGCGTCGAGCCCGGGCTCGTGGGCGAACAACGGCGGCCTCTCGGTCGCCATCACGCACAACGGGACGCAGACCTACAACCTCCAGGTATTCCAGGACGGCCAGCCCGTCGGCTCCGATGCCTACGTGGGCCTGAACAACGGCATCGTGGAGACGCGCATCAACAACTCGTCGCGGAACATCCAGGTGCAGCTTGCCCAGGGCGCGGGCAACACCTTCCCCGCGGCCACGCTGAACCCGGTCACCGGGGCCCTCAGCCCGCGGCTGTTCTCCGGCGGCGACGACGGCGCCTTCGCCAAGAGCGCGAGCGCGTCCTCGGCCACCTCGGGCGTCGCCGGGCGCCGCTTCTTCGGCACGATGAACTCGGTGGCCGGCTCGCGCGTGTTCACCGACATCCGCACCATCGACGCCGCCCTCGCGGGCCAGACCATCGCCTACGGCACGGTCGGCCAGCCGGTGGTCCCGGGCACCTTCACCATCCGCTGCCAGACGGGCGCCTCGGCGTTCGTGGAGTTGACGGACAACGCCAACCTGTCCTACGCCCCGGGCGGCGCCGGCCTCGGCATCCTCCAGGGCGCGGCGGGCGTGCTGGGGTACGTGGACTACCGCACGGGCGCGTACGGGGTGAACATCCTCGCCTCGGGCTCGACCTTCTTCGCCTCCGGCACCTTCGGGGCCATCTTCACGAAGGCGGTGTCGGAGTCGGTCGGCGCCACGGCGGCGGGCCTGGGCGCGTACGCGGGCAACCTCTCGCGCTTCAAGCTGGCCCCCGGCTTCTTCAACGCGAACAAGGCCGTCATCACGGTCCCGATCAACGAGCAGGTGGGCACGGCGGCGCTCGGCGCGGCCGGCGCCGCGTCCTCGGTCGCCACGCTCAAGACGCTGGCGGGCTGGATCGTGCCCGGGTCCATCATCATGACCCCGGCCCACCCGACCGACCCCGTGCCGCCGGCGATCTACGACGACGGCCTCGGTGGCTGGCGCACCGCGCCCATCGGCCAGCCCGGCGTCGCGGTCGCGGGCACGATCAACTACCGCACCGGCGCCTGGACGGTCACGACCTGGGACCCCGTGGGCGGCGTTCTGTTCCCGGCGGTGACCGCCGCGACCATCGGCGCGCGCTACGACATCCAGGTCATCAACATGGGCGGCGGCGCCGTCCCTGGCGAGGCGGACGCCGCGAAGTCGCAGGTGCTCCAGCCGAGCGACGCGGGCGGCGACGCGACGGTGGCGAACACCGACCCGGGCGCCTACGCCTTCGTCGGGCCGGTGTCGCCGGGCAGCGTGGTGCTGACCTGCGACGACGTGGGCGGCAGCCCGGTCACCATCTACGACAACGGGGTGGGCGGCTGGCTCGACCGGCCGCGCGGTGACCCGCGCGCCGTCGCGGTGACCGGCTCCATCGACTACACCACCGGCGCCTGGACGGTCACCTTCTCGGCGGTCGTCGGCGCCTCGGCGCAGGTCACCGCGACCTACACGCAGAACCCGTTCGACAAGGCGCGGCGGAACCTGCGCGGCACCGGCCCGCAGTTCCTCGCGGACATCACCGCGAACGCGGCGGGCCTCGACCTGACCGCGCCCGCGGCGGCGAACGACTACAACGGGACGAACTTCCTCGACCACACCACGGGCGAGTTCGCCATCACGCTCGACTTGGTGCCCACGGGCAACAACACCTTCGACGTGCTCGACAACGGCACGATGACGGCGGTGTACATGCCGGTGGCCGGCATCCTCGGCTTCGGTGACGGGACCACCACCGTGTTCACCGGCACGCTGGAGCCCGCGCCGTTCCGCCGGCAGGCGAACCGCCTCGTGGCCTTCCAGGGCGCGCAGGCGAGCGCCTTCGGGTCCGGTGACCCGCAGGTGTCCTTCGCCACGCTCGGGACCACGGCGGACGCCGACCACTGGACGCAGAACGTCGCCGCGCCGACCGACCCGGACAACTTCCTCGACATGCGCGACGGCACCACGTCCATCCAGTGGACCAGCGCGCCGCTGCTCGATGAGGCGGTGTTCGTCGCGGCCGACGAGGTGGTGATCCACTTCACGAGCCGCTACCCCGGCGACATCGGCAACCACCGGACGATCCTCACCGACGGCCTGTGGCTGGAGGTGCTCTCCGACCCGAGCCTGGCCGGGACGCTGATGTGCCGCGTCTACTTCGGCGCGCTGAACATCATCGAGTCGTTCGGGCAGGCGCCGACCCTGGCGGACCTGGCGGAGTCGATCAACGACCCGCTCAACGGCTCGGACTACATCCGGGCCGAGGTGACCGACGACGCCGGCATCCTCGACGTGGACCTGACCGCCACGCAGCAGGTCGGCATGAGCGGCGCGTTCACGAACGCGGACGTGGTGGGCACGAAGGTGGGCTCGGTCACGACCGGCCTCCAGATGTTCCGCAACCCGGACATCGTGCCCCTCGACTGGATCATGGTCCCGGGCCAGTGGCACGCCCCGGTCATCACGGCGCTCCAGTCGCTCTGCGAGCGCAAGGGGCGCCGGGCCATCGGCATCGTGCCGACCCCGGACAGCGACGACGTGTTCGAGGTGCGCGACTTCGTGAACGGCGAGTACAACTCGGGGCCGTCGCTCCCGCCGGTCCCGACGGCGCGCGTGCCGTTCCCGCCGTCGGTCGCCATCGACTCGCGGCTCATGGCCGTGTTCGCGCCCTGGCTCCTCTACCTGGACCAGTACACGAACCAGCAGGTCACCGAGCCGCCGGACGGCGACGTGGCGGCCCTCGTGGCCTACACCGCCGACGTGGCGGAGCCGTGGTTCCCCATCGCCGGTGGGCGCCGCGGGCGCGTGCTGGCGGACGCGGTGAAGTACTCGGTCGAACTCGATGACCAGAACCTCGTCTACGGCCTCATCGGCCAGCGCACGGAAATCGTCAACTGCATCGCGGCCTACTCGGGCCGCGGGCTCCAGTTGAACGGCCAGCGCACGGCCCAGCGGGCGGCGACGAGCCTCGACCGGATCAACGTGTCGTGGACCGTGAACGTCATCATGAACAAGCTCGACGCTGGGGCGAAGGAGTTCCAGTTCGAGTTGAACGACACGCTCCTGTGGCGTTCGATCAAGGCGTTCGTGGAGTCGGTGCTGGCGCCCATGAAGGAGCGCCGCGGTCTCCAGGACTACTTCGTGGTCTGCGACGGCACGACCACCACGGCGGACGACATCGACAACCTCCGCGTGCGGTGCAAGGTGTTCATCAAGCCCGCCCGTGCGACGGAGTACATCGACTTCGACATCATCCTCACCCCGACGGGTGCCGACTTCGCGGACGTGGCGGCGGCGGCGTAGGGCGGGCGGTAAGGCAGAACAAGAGCAGCAGGCTCAGGAGGCGTAGAACATGCCGGTTTCGCAGTACCGTTACGCGGGCAACATCCTCGCGCAAGCGGCGAGCATCTGGAACGTCCAGAAGCAGAACATGGGGATGCTGGAACTCAACCTCGACCAGTTGATCCCTGGTGCGAAGGAAGTCCTCATCCTCTCGGTGCAGCAGTTCACGGTGCCCGGCCGCGTGGTCGGCACCGCGGACCTGCACTACCTGAACGGCGTCTCGAAGTACGCCACGAAGCCCGAGCCGCAGGGGAACATCACCGTCACGTTCCGGGACTTCATCCTCCCGGGCACGCGGCGCATCCTGTTCCAGTGGTTCTCCCTCGTGTTCAACGAGGAGACGGGCCTCATGCTGCCGATGGGGCTGGTCAAGACGACCGGCAACCTCGTGCTGTTCCAGTCGGACGGCACCGGCGAGCGCACGGCGCGGCTGGAGGGCATCTGGCCGACCAAGATGCCGGACATCGCCGTGGACTTCACGAACGGCGAACTCATGGTCATGGAGATGGAACTGGCCTGCGACCGCGTGATCTGGGACCAGAACCTCCTCGCGCCCGTGGGGTAGGATCGCCCGCTCTACAG